TAGATGACCTCTATGAAAAATTACTAACCAAAGAAAAAATAGAAACCATCTTAGAAGGCAATCAATCCGATGCGGTAAATATGTTCAGGGCGGCAAATTCAAAGCAACAAGATATTATTTGTAATATGATTATTTCCGAAATGGCAGATGGTAAAGAAATGGATTTGAATTTTCTTGATCGTATTTCTCGTGTTGTTGCTACTCGTATTGATAAATACGATATTGTAGAAAAAGTTGAAGATACAAAAAGTTTACGTGCTATCTTGCAAGATAAAAAAGCAACATAAATTGTGTATTTTATTTGATTTGAAAAAGAAAGGAGGTCAAATTTGACAACTATGTCGAGTGACGTGGGAGATTTGTTTCTCATGCGCGTAAGAGATTATCGTTTAGATGCGATTTATAACGTATCGGGTTCACAGGTATTTAATACATATTTAGAACCTTGGCTTATTGACGCCACTACAGAATTTGCTCCCATTTGTGATCAAGACCTCTCTTATATAGTTTCTGGTAGTGCAACTGAAGGCTATTTTTCTGAAATTCTTACAACAGAAAATAAAGTAATGATTAGCAAATTGATGGTTAAATACTTTTTAGCAAAGTCTATATCGGATGTCCTTCAGTTTTCAAACGTCGTGAGTGATAGAGATTTTAAGACGTTTTCCGCGGCTCAGAACTTGACTGCAAAAACTGCTTATTATAATACCAAAAGAGAAGAGTTATCTCAGGAAATGTTGGAATACTCTCTCAGAAAAAATCAATGGTCTCAGTGGAATTTGCAAATTTTTAGTTAATAAAAAAGATGGGATAGGGATGCGTCATGAACATTCCGATAAGAGTAACTCCCTCTTCCCATTTTTTATTTTTAGGAGTTTGGAGGATGTATGGAAAAAATTAGTGCAATCTATTGTTTTGAGAATATTTGGAATGGAAAAAAATATATTGGTCAAGCTCAAAATATCGATTATAGAACAAAAAGACACTTACGAGAATTAAGAAAAGGGTGTGATGATACTGTTGCTTTACAAAATGCTTGGAATAAATATGGTGAAAAAAATTTTAAATTTTATATTATAGAAGAATGCCCTATCAATTTGCTTAATGAGAGGGAAATATTCTGGATAAAAGAATTACATAGTCATGTTTCTGAATGGGGATATAATATTTCTTGGGGTGGAGATTCAGTAATGAGGGGAAGACATCATACTAAGGAAACCAAAGAAAAAATATCAAAAAATAGTCCCGATAAACACGGAGAGAACGGCTCTTTTTATGGAAGAAAACACACGGAAGAATCATTAAGAAAAATATCAGAAAATCACGTAGATGTTTCGGGTGAAAAAAATCCTATGTTTGGTAAAAAGCATACTGAAGAAACTAGAAAATTGATGTCTGATAATAGACCAGATTATTCTGGAGAAAATCATCCAAATTTTGGCGGGCATATGTCAGAGGATGCAAAAAGAAAATCATCTGAGACTCAAACAGGAAAGAAAAAGCATAGTGAAGAAGTAAAAGCTAAAATGTCAAAAGATAGGATTGGCAAAAAAAGAGGAAAAAATACTACTAGTCAATATGTGGGAGTTTGTTTTGATAAAAACCAAAATAATTGGATGGCTTATGTTCGGCATAAGGGAAAAACAATTTTTCTTAAAAGATATGCTACGGAAAAAGAAGCCGCTCTCGCCTATAACTCAAAATGTATAGAAATTTATGGAAAAGATGCCCAATTAAACGTTATTGTAGAAAATGAGGAGGTGTAAATGACATTTAAGTATTCTTTTTTAGCACCTTCTCCGCCATTATCTGCTAGTAGTGTTCTTGTGAATGATTTCCAAGCATTATTGGATGTACAATTTTCTGTTTCAACCGATATTTTCAAAATTAGTGAAGAATATATTTTTTCCAGCGGGTCGTACATTGATTTAAATGTTCGAATTGTTGGCGCGGTTGATCCGGGTACAGGAGATAAGTCGTCTGACGATTTTAAAAAGATTTTATTTCAAAACATAACACATCCGGTAAGTATTGGCAGGAAATTTTATTTCGATAACAATTATTGGATAACTATAAATGCTGAAGCAATAAAGAACTTGGCTTCCAGTTGTGTAGTTAGGAGATTAAATAATACATTAAGGTGGGTTGATGATTTGGGGAACATTTGGAGCGAAGAATGTGTAATAGATTATCAAATAAAACGTGCTCTTGATCAAGTTGGTGCAGCGAATGATTTAATTCTTCCTGGTGGTTATATAACTGTTTATTGTCAATTAAATTCTAAAACTCGTAATATCAAAGGTGGAAAAACTAGATTTTTATTCGGGAATCCGCAGAACTGGATTTGTTACAAAGTAGCCGGAGATGGGGTTAAAAATTTTCTAAATCTTCAAACATCCAATAACAATTCTGCCCAACTTTTAGCATTAGAAATGTCTATAAATTATGTGGATGAAACTGCGGATGATCTCGTGGGTGGCGTTGCGGATCGATATAAAACCGAAGTTGTTTGGAAATAAATAATTGATTTAAAAGAATGGGATAGGATTGATTGATCATCTTTCCGATAAGAGAAACTCCCCTCTTCCCATTTTTTAAATATTGGGAGTATGGGAGGAAATATGGAAATCGTTAGTGGAATTTATCAAATTAGAAATATTATAAATAATAAGGTATATGTGGGAAGTGCCGTTAATTTTATACGAAGAAAAGCTAAACATTTTTGCGAGTTGAGACAAGGTATACGTCATAATGATCATTTTCAAAGTTCTTTTGACCTATATGGAGAACTAAATTTTTCTTTTGAAATCCTAGAATATATTGAAAATATTAATTATCTGCTAGAAAGAGAAGATTATTGGATAGATTTTTTGGATTCAACTAATCGTGATTTTGGATATAATGTTAGATTGACCGCTAAAAATAATTTAGGAATGAAATCATCTGAGGAAACCAAAACAAAACAAAGCATATCGGGTAAAGGAAGAGTTTGTTCTGAACAAACTAAACAAAAAATAGGTGAAAAAAATAGTGGGAAACATCCATCGGAAGAAGCTAGAGAAAAAATGAGGATTTCTCATTTGGGGCAAACTCCATCTAAAGAAACTAGAGAAAAGTTGAGTATTTTTCAAAAAAAAAGATTTCAATCAGAAGATGCTAGGAATGAAATATCATTATCACTAATTGGTAAGAAAAAAATTTTAAATACTAGTAGTAAATATGTGGGTGTGTGCCTTGATAAGTCTAGAAACAAGTGGGTTGCCTATATTGGTTATAATGGAAAAAGAATAAATATTGGCAGTTATAATACCGAAATTGACGCTGCTCTTGCTTATAACGCCAAGGCACTAGAACTTTATGGAGAAAATGCTAGATTGAATATTATTATAGAAGATAAGGAGGACAATGAGTGATATAACTACTACCGCTGAGAATGCTTACAACAAGTTCTCCCTCTATCCTTTAATTTCTGCAAATTGTGTGAATTATTTAATTGCGAATAATGACAGCATATTTAAGATTTTATATTATAATGATAGTGAGGCGTGGCGCGAAGATTCGAATCATCCAAATTTAACACATGCTCAAAAAATTGCTCTAATATATAATGGTTCCCCCGATGAAACTAAGTATAGAATTTTCCTAGATTTTGGTATGGATGCTCCGTGGACAACTAAAGCAACGCTGATTAGAATTAGTCCTATCTCGCTTTCCCCCAGTAATCACATTGTTGGGAAAATTACGGTAGCGTTTGAGGTATACTCGCATTTTTCCATTGACCACATGTCAAACTATGTCACCAGAATTGATTACGTGACTCAGCAGTTTCTTGAAGTTTTTAATGGAGCCGAAGTTGGCGGTCTTGGAAAAATTTTCTTTGACGCTAGAGCGACAAATGCTTGTCGAAGTGTGCTAGCAGGAAAAATTCCATTTAAAGGAAAAATTACTTCTTTTAGCAATTGGATCGTATAAATGAATTCTGAATATCGTGAAGAAAATGATATTTTCGGGTATCCGCAGCAGTTCAGGGGGATAGAAATATTCCCAATAAAAGTAAAAGATATTCATTATCAAAATCTATTTTATCGTTTGATGTGTTATCCGAAACAATATATTGCGGATTTACAAATACTTAAAATGTCTTACCTTAAATATATTCTCATAGCAATTCAGCAAAATATAAATCCTGATGGTAGCGATATGGCGGATAATCTTATAGAATTCTTGAAATATGTCACAAAAAAAGACATAA